CCGTCAGTGCGCCAGTCGCCACTGGCGGAACCTTCATAAGCAAGGTCAATAACCACCGTCTCTACGGGACTGAACTGAATCCCGGCATTCCAGGCCGGCGACAGATGACGCGCAGTATGGCCATCACTGGCGGTGGTGGTCTCCTTCACATACCCCGGTTTCACTTCATCACGCCGGTAATCCTGAACACTGTCAGACCAGCGGGTGTACGCCATCCCGGCCATGCCATAGAGACTGACCCGCTCACTGAGCTGCCAGACAGGGCCGGCCATCAGACTGACATAACGACCGCGCAGGCTTTCATAATGGAAGGTATTTTCACCCGTCTTCATCGTGTCACTTTTCTTCACCGATGCATAACTCAGCGCGACAATGCCGCCCAGGTGATCCGTGAACTCATAACGGTATTTCACATTAATCCCTTTTAAATCACCTGCACGCGCACCGGTACCGGACAATGCCGGTACGCCGCCCGGGTGAACCTGAGCATATCCCACGGAAAATGCACCGTGTCCGCTTTCAGCCTGTGCAGGAAAGGCAATTCCTGCCAGCAGGGTAGTAAACAATAATATCGTTGCGTATAAATGCCGCATGATTACCTCTTTGTTTTCAGTCAATAAAAAAGGCACCTCCTGAGGTGCCCGTCCGGGTTAATAAACCGTCAGCTGATACTGATCCCTGCCGTGGATTTTTTCATGACCACAACCAGTAAATCACTGATGTACGTTGTCGGCGTCCAGTTGTTCGCACCGGCCGACGACACATTAAACGTCAGGGTGACATGACCCCGCCCTGCCGGCATATCTATCACCGATGAGAACACCCGGCTGACATCCGTTGCCGGTTCATGGAAAATCTCAACCCCGTTCTTCAGCACCTGCAGCTTACAGGTGGAATACCAGTACGACTGCTGATTCGGGCTGTTGAAATTCTGGTGTTTCGTCCCGCGAAACAGCACCGGGGGAATGATAATCTGCCGGTCGAAGCCCTGGTCATCGTAAACTGTGACGGTTACCGTCCCGCTGGCATAACTGTTATTCCGGGGAAAGGCTTTCCCCACCGTCTTCACCAGGTCGCCTTCAATCTGGTTTGCAGACAGTTTCCCTCTGATGACACAGTTCTCGTTAATGGTGACATTATTGAGCGTGCCGGTATTCGCGGTAATTGCTCCGCTGATATCAGCATTTCTTGCGGTCAGCCTGCCCTCCGGCGTCAGGGAAAACGTCGGGGGATTGCCGGACGAGGTGATACTCACCGCAAACAGCCGCTTCAGGAACACATCGTTCATGAACAACTGACTCCCCTGCGCCACAAATAACGGCGTGGTGTTGCCGTCCTCCGGGTTAATCATCGCAATACGGTCAGCCAGCAGCAGTATGTTGCTCAGGGGCTGGCCATCAGTATCCTCAATCCCCGCTCCAATACCGGCAACATAGGGTATGCCATTTTTTGTTTTCTGTACCTTCAGCATGTAAAGTGCAGCAAGGTCATCATTTGTGTCCTTCTGCACGCGCTGTATCTGCTGTATGGTGGCGCTCTGGTCCTCCAGCGTTTTACTGACCGTCTGTGTGATTTCATTGCGGGTTTCGGTGATGGAGGTCTTCATCTCCGCCATCTCATCCGCAAGCTGGCTGTTGTCTATCAGCTCCCACAGCCCCTGAGCCAGATGCAGTTTTCCTATTTTTTCCCGAAACAGCCCCAGATACCCTTCTGCATCATTGCTGGCCCGGCCACTGGCTTCCACAAAAGCAGATTTCCCCACCAGGTTGACGCTGCGCACGTAAAACCAGAAATCCTTCCCGGGCTTAATGTGCGGGCCGGATACACTCCACTGACTGCCGGTCCCCAGATAACGGGCAGAGGTTTCCACCTGAGATGTGTCTGCGATTTTTGTCTCCGAAAACCAGAACTCAAACTGTACCGTCGGGTCATACACCGCAAGACGCGGGACCGCTGTTATCTGAAAATAGCCCGGTGTCAGCTCAATCTGTGACGGCGCTGCCGGTGCGGCAATCCGGAACGATACCGACGCCGGATCGCCCTGCTGCCCCCACGCATTTACCGCCCGGACTGTCAGCCTGTAGTTCCCCGGCGCCAGTTGCGTGAAGCGGTATGTGGTTTCCGTCGTCCGGGCCGTGCTGACCAGCCGCTCACTGCCGTCATCCGCGACCACGGTCAGGCGAAGCATAAAGCTCACGCCCTTCACCACCTTCGGCGTGTCCCATTTCGCCTGCGCCAGATACTGACCGTCAGCTGCGCTCACCTCCACCGTCAGGTGCTGCACTGCCGGAGGGATGACGCTGTTCAGGGTGCCTGACTGCGGCTCAAAGCTGGCCCCGTTATCCACGATGGCTTCCTTTTCCGGTACGTGCTGCACCGCCGTGATGGCAAAGGTGCCGTCCGTGTTTTCCCGGATGGAGACACAGCGGAACAGGCGACGACGCAGTGACGGCAGGGAGAGTCCCCATACACCGTATGTCTCCACACCATCAGGCAGGGTGCTGACCTGTATCCGGTCCGGCGCGGGGTGTGCAGTGATGGCCACGCTCACCGGCTTACCGCTGCCGTTAATCAGGTTCACCGTGGCGGCACCTGTCTCCGGCAGGGTCACCTCACGGTCCAGTGTCAGGGTGCGGCTGGCGGCATCGATGGACAGGATACGTCCGCCGGTCATGGTCCCGGCATAGTCGTTATCACAGATTTCAATAATGTCACCGGGTGTGTGACGCAGCCCCTGTGACCCGAGCGTGAAATCCACCGTCTGCGTTTCCAGCAGTCCGGTCTTTATCACCCACAGCCCGGCACGGTGGGCCTGACCGCGACTGGTGCAACCGAACGCATCCATCTTCAGCAGGTTGCGCCCGTAGCGCAGTATGGCTTCCGGGTCTTCCACCAGTTCCGTGGAGGTCTGCCAGCCGTTCTGCGGGTCGGTGTAATTCACCTCCACCGCCGTGTGNNCCTGATATCGGTAATCCGCTTTTCCGAGAACCAGAACTCAAACTGTACCGTCGGGTCATAAACGGCAAGATGCGGCGTGGCGGTTATCTGAAAATAGCCCGGCGTCAGCTCAATCCTCGACGGTGCTGCCGGTGCGGCAATCCGGAACGATACCGACGCCGGATCGCCCTGCTGCCCCCACGCATTTACCGCCCGGACTGTCAGCCTGTAGTTCCCCGGCGCCAGTTGCGTGAAGCGGTATGTGGTTTCCGTCGTCCGGGCCGTGCTGACCAGCCGCTCACTGCCGTCATCCGCTGTTACGGTCAGACGGAGCAGGAAGCTCACGCCCTTCACCACCTTCGGCGTGTCCCAGCGCGCCAGCACCTGATATTCCCCGCTGTCTGCGGTGACTTCGGCGGTCAGGTGCTGCACCGCTGGCGGCGTGACACCATTCACCGTGCCGCTCTGGTCGCCGTCAAAGTGCGCCCCGTTATCCACGATGGCTTCTTTTTCCGGTACATGCTGCACGGCAGTGATGGCATACGTGCCGTCATCGTTATCACGGATACTCACACAGCGGAACAGGCGCTGACGCAACGTCGGCAACTTCAGCCCCCACACACTGTATTCTGCAACGCCGTCAGGAACCCGGTTCACTTTCACCTTAAGTCCGTCGGTGACGGACTGAACCTCCACGCTGACCGGATTACCACTTCCGTCAACCAGGCTTATCAGCGTGGTACCGGAGGATGGCAGCGTGATTTCACGGTCGAGCGTCAGCGTCCGGGTCTGGCTGTTCACCGCCAGCACGCGACCACCGGTGCTGATACCGGCATAGTCATCATCGAAGATTTCAATAACATCGCCCGGTACATGGCGAAGCCCTTCAGCACCCACGCTGAAATCCACGGTCTGCGTCTCCAGCAGTTCCGTTTTAATCAGCCACAGCCCGGCGCGGTGTGCCTGCCCCCGGCTGGTACAGCCAAAGGCATCCATCTTCGTGACATTACGACCGTAACGGGCAATGGCCTGCGTATCTTCAACAAGCTCTGTCGCCGTCTCCCAGCCGTTGTTCGGGTCAATCCAGTTCACCTCAACGGCATTATGGCGGTCCTTCAGGGCGCTGAAGCTGTAGCGGAACGGCGCGCCATCATCCGGCATCACCACATTACTGCGGTTATAGGTCCACACCTTATCTGATGGTCGGTCCTGCACGAACGTCAGCGTCTGCCCGTTCCATACCGGCATACAGCGCATCGCCGAGCAGAAATCACTGAGCACATCCCACGCCTTGCGCTGTGTGGTCAGGTACGCATTACAGGTGATGCGCGGCTCCGTGCCGCCAAAACCGTCCGGCACCGACTGATCGCAATGCTGGCCGATGACATACAGCGCCCATTTGTCCACATCCGCCGCACCAAGACGTTTCCCCATGCCGTAGCGCGGATGGGTCAGCATATCCCACAGACACCAGGCCATGTTGTTGCTGTATGCTGGCTTAAACGTTCCGTCCCAGATACCGCTGTATTGCCGCGTCTGCGGGTTATAGTTCGACGGCACCTGCAGAATGCGCCCGCGCAGATGATAATTACGGCTCACCTGCTGGCTGCCGAACTGCTCCGAATCCACCTGCACGCCGACCAGTGCCGTGTTCGGGTAGCACTGTTTCACATCGATGATTTCGGTGTATGACGACCAGAGCGTTTTGTTCTGCAGCTGGTCTGTGGTGCTGTCCGGCGTCATCCTGCGCATCCGTATATTGAACGGGCGCGGCGGCAGGTTACCCACCACCACCGAGGCCAGATACTGCGAGGTGGTTTTGCCCTTAATGGTGATGTCTTTTTCCGTCACCCAGCCACCATTACGCTGGATCTGAACCAGCAGGCGGACTTCCGACGGATTCCGGTCCCCCTTTGAGGTGGTTTCCACCAGTGCCTGCACGCCGAAGGTAAAGCGCAGACGGTCGATGTTTGCAGACGTAATGGTGCGGGTGATCGGCGTGTCATATTTCACTTCCGTACCCAGCACCGTCTCGGAGCCGGAGGATTCAAACCCCTCCGGCGGTGTCTGCTCCTGCTCACCGGCACGGAACACCACCGTGATACCGGCGATGTTGGTATTCCCCTCACTGTCCAGCACCGGCGTACTGTTCAGCAGCACGCTTTTTAATCCATCCACCGGACCTTCAACCGGCCCTTCGCTGATGGCATCGATCACACTCAGCAACTGCGTGGACTTCAGGTTGTCCTTCGCTTCGCGCGGGGTATGCCCCTTACTGCTTCCTTTACCCATTCCTCACGCTCCATAAATGACAAAACCGCCCGCAGGCGGTTTCACATAAAACATTTTGCATCAGCGACCAATCACCACAACCTGACCACCGTCCCCTTCGTCTGCCGTGCTGATCTCCTGAGAAACCACGCGTGACCCCACGCGCATTTCCCCGTACAGAACAGGCAGAACATTGCCCTGGGCAACCATGTTATCCAGTGAGGAGAAATAGGTGTTCTGCTTACCGTTATCCGTTGTCTGTGTACGGGGAGTTCTGGCTTTCGGTGCCAGCATCT